TCATATAGTTTAAAATTCTTTTTAGATTCTGCTGAGCTAAACCCCTTGTAGGTAAATGCGCCGTTATCTCTATCGCCTACACTGGCTTTGTTTTTTGCCACAGTTTTTTGATTATATAGTTTTGCCATGTTTATTCCTTAGTCTACATCTCTATCAGTTTTATCTGGTTGAAAAAATTCCGGGGCATTCGATTCGTGCAATTGCCAAGGTTCGTGCATAGGTACCCGCCACATTACTGTCTTTAATTTTTCCTCCGACTGGTATCTCTTCTTCTGACCCCAGCCAACTGTGATATCACTTACTGGTACCTCATGAAGTGACAAAGGCTCAATAGCTTTAGCTTTATCAGATGAAGAAGCGGTAGGACCATTCATGTCAATTCTACTGGCAGTTTCTTTATATCGACCCCCAGCTTTGATATCCATTGTACCCGAGGCTGTATTTTTAAAATTACCGCCTGAATTAATGTCAAAATTTCCTGCGCTGGTTATTTTAGTGTTAGCTCCAACAACGTGTTCGTATTCAGCACCTATAGTCAGTTTCCCGTCTTTGCCTGCAGTGATTAAAAAATCTGTAGCTATGTCGGCTTGTAGTCGTCCAGAGGCTGCTCGCATATTGATGTTTCTGCCAGCTTCAAAATTGATATCCCTATCAGCTCGTATATTCAAATCGTTTTCAGTATGAATAGACACAGAATCTTTTGCATAAATGTCTATTTTACCGTTGCTGGTTAGTTCTATCCAGGCGGTGCCTTTGGAGTTTGCAATGTAGATTAGATCTTCTGTATTGTGAAGCAACAACTGGTGTCCAGTACGAGTACGCACTCGAAAATATTCATTGTAAGGAATGGTGGGGTCACCTTTTTCTCCCTCGAGAGTATCTGCGTATTCTCTAGGACCTTCTCCTGCAGGCTTTTTTCTTTGATATTGATCATCACCGTCATCAAATACCAGCTGAGTACCACCCAGTCTGCTTACAAACACCGGGGCAGGACTTTGACTTTGTTTTGTACCTATACTTTTTTTCAATGCGCCTGGGCGGCGATCTAACGGGCCTGGGGTGCTTATGCCAAATACCATGTTTGGTACAGACCTTCTAGAAGTAGATGTTGTTGCGCCTCTAATGTCGTCCTCTAATAATCCCTGTTCTAGAAATCTATCAGCTATAGGATGCACTGGTTTTTTTATTTTATCCACCGCCATGTTTTTGTCAAGAGTATTAGCGGCTCTGTTTATTTCTCCTACTGGCAGAGGTTGTTTTGTATCAAATTTTTCTTTATCACTATCAGATAGTTCAACATCTGTAGATGCAGCAATTGCCGGAATCATATTATTGGTAAATCTACCGGGCACACAACTGATCCAATATCCCTGTGAAGGATCTCCGTCTACAAATGCCACAAGAACAGTTACTCCAACGTCTGGTGGAATAAACCACATCCCGTAACTTTTTTGTGTATCATTAAAATCTGTTTTGTTTTTCCCCATAAATTCATAAGCCGTTGAGCCATAAAATGGGCTGGCAAACATCACTGAATAGGTCTGATTTACATCACCTATTATGTTTCCGTCTCTTCTTAACAGGGTGACCTGGAGTCCTCCCATAAATGCTGGATCAAGATGACTGATTACCCTGGCCAGGTATAACCCTGCGCCCATGTCTCTTTTTCTAGTATTACCTAATCTTTTTTCAGTAGACAATTTATGCTCCGGCTGCTATGGCAGCATCAACAACAGATGACACATCTTTTTGTTCTTTTAATGTATACAACAACACTTGAGATTTGCTTATATTACTTTGTCCTTCATAGGACTGAGGCTGTCCAGTCATCCTGATCAATTTTAAAGTCTGTTGAAAAGTTCCAGCACTAAATTTGTGACCACAACTAACTACTTTATAAATTCCGCTAAATGGACTTACTATTTCACCTTTGGGGAAATTCCATAGACCACCTTGGCCAGTAGTGCCTAAATTTGGTTCTATAGGTGTTCTAAAAGTAACATAAACATAAACATCACTTCCTTCATAATTCATTGTAAGATCACCGTTAACCTGCGAAGAAGGTCCCTTGGGTGCAAGATAATTGCCTAGTCCGGTATCAACTAACCAAAATGGATCACCTAGAATATCAATAGTTAAATTGATAAGATCTGCGGAATTATTTAAAAATGCATTTTGAAAAGTATCTGCTACTCTTCTTTCTGTACTTACATCGCCCGAACCCCCCGAAATTGGTGGTCGTCCAGCTGCTTCGTCTGGTTTAACTGACTTACTTCCAGTGACTGATGAGGCAGTTTCTGGTTTGCTTCCAGTTTGTAGTTCCGCTTTATTGGTTTTTTCTTTGCCAGACTCATTGGTATCTTTGCTTTGATTGGTTGCAGTCTGCTCCGGAGGCGAGATAGGTCGTCCTGTGTAAAACATATTGTCTATGTCTATGTCAAACTTTAAAACATCAAGGTTTAATCCGGTGTATATGTAATCGTACTGCTTGGCAATGATTTTTTTAAGTTGCGAAAGTCCAGGCGAAGCAGCAGTGGGATTTTTTAAAATATCACTGTGAACTTTAAATGGCAACACTCTAAAGATTATCCTTTTAGCATACTCATTACGTGAGATGTCAAAATCTAATAGTTGTATTTGAACATCAATTCTAAACCACTCAATTTCTCCCGTACTGGCGTTTATGTTTTTTTCAACAATGGCATTTTTAGCATAGTTACTGCTTAACACACATTGGGTTATGATATCAGTTAACGATTGATTTTGTGCAAATTTAAATTCTCTAACACTGGGATCAATGGTCATTTTATTGCGCTGAACTAGTCCTGTTTTTTCATCTCGTACATCACCTTCTAGACTGCTTACATATGTTCCGCCAGAGCTTGGAGTGAATCCCATGGAATTTTTATCTATGCCTAATGGGCCTTCTCCAAAATTTGAAGATTCTTTTGAATTAGATCCAATATCCTGGTTTTTAATTTGAGACGGGGGTGCAGCGGCTTTGTCTAGAGAAGATCCTATTTCAGGATCAAGTCCAACGCTGTCACTGGCATCAGTAGGGAAAACTATCAAATACTTGTTGGGAATTCCTCCTTGTTTTTTTACAGAGTTTATTTCCCTTTCATTGAGCACTGAAACTAGACTTCTAGGACCAGATGCTAAAAGTTCTTTTAGAGTATCTCCAACAATAGCAATGTCTGAAAATGACTGATTTAGTGTATTTGAAAATCCCTGATGACTGTAAGGTATACATTCGCATTTGTAATTGCTGCCGCCTTCATTTACACTGAATTTTACTTTTTTAAATTTTACCGTCCAATATCTTGCCAGCTGATCGGTGCTGGCAAAAACATTACCGTCGTCTGTGAATCCTAAAAATTCAAGTTTTAAAAGATAGGGCGCATTATCTAGATAACTGGCATATCCAGCATTTATAGCAGCTACCTGCATGCTCTGCAACAGCAGTCCCATACTATAGGGTTCATATATATCAAAACTAAATGATACAGCATTGGTGTTTCCAGTTTTTTCTGAGGCAGCAACAACAGTATGCATTTGAAAATTATCTACATAATATTCGGGCGAGCCGTTTACGGTATTTGTACGATTACCTCCAAATCTGCCAGCAGATGCAAAAATTATAGATGATTGAGTTTTTGCGCCTGATTTACCATTATAAGAATCGTTTAACCATATAGATGGATTTCCTCTATATGATTTGGGATCATTGAACTGCTTAGGTGTAAGGCAGGCCATGCTCCATAATGGAACATAACTGGCAAACTTATGCAACGGATTAATATATGGTGGTCCGCTGGCGGCGGCTGCTCCTGCTGGCGATGCCGATGCAGAATTGTCTCCCGATTCCTTAGTTGTGTTAACTGTAGCACCTACGCTTTGAACGGCTGTGACTACCCTGGCTAAGTTTTGAGAAATCATATCACACTCCTAGATACTTTTGAAGATTTGATTTCTTGGGGCAAAAAATTTTTCTTCCTGGTTCAAAATCATAGATAGGATCTCTAATAGTATCCATATTCCTTTGAGCAAACACCCACCATAATTTAGGATCTCCGTAAAGGTCATAGGCCAACAGGTCCGGTCTATGTCTGTATTGTCCCTCAATAGCATACAAAAAATCATCAGGTTCGGACGGAACTGGTCGTATTTCTAACAATTCAAGATAGAGATTGTTTTGCGGCGTATTGGCCCAAGGAGAAGATCTTTTATACTCGGCCATTTAGATACTTCCTACAATTGAACCGTTGGCATAATTTTTTAAGTTAAACTCTCGAAGCTTTGTTCTATTATAGATTGGAGATACTGTTACTGAAATTTCACTTACTACAGGTACCCAGGTTGGGGAATTATTTTTATTGCATTTGATGTAGTTGACTTCTGGAGGTAGTGTTACACTGAACGATTTTATGATAACCGGAACACTGTTGAATACTCTTGAACCATATCCAGAAAGATTACAGATAATTGGTGGATTTCCCACATTATCTCCTGAACCAAACCACATCTTGGTTGCTGTTTTAAAAAATGTTGTTGCTTCAATCCAATACTCTGCATCTATTGCAGTTTCTGCAGAAAACTCTCCAGTGATTGTGATGTCGTCTATTTGACTGTTTTTATATGCTTGAAAAGGTTGATTACTATGCACGGGATCAATTTGTGTATAATTCGCTTTAGAGGACACAGTAACACTGGGAGTGTAAGGCCATACTACACCGTTGGTACTTTGCAATCTTTCAAATGCATTACCAAATAGTCCAAAATTTGCATTGATTCGCACACGCCAATCATCAGCAGTTCCAGGCTGAATTGCTACAAAAGCCCCCTGTTGTTTAAAAATTTCTCCTCCGCTTGGCAGATTTTTTGCTCGGCCAAGACTGAGTATATTGTTGAGGGCTCCTGCGGCGCTGGAAATTGAAGTAGCCAGTGATTGCAATCCGGAACCAAGCCCGCCGGCTGACAATCCTAGTTTACTAATACTGGCTCCGATGTCAGCAGCTCGATTTGATAGATCCCCAACATTAGGTAGACTCTGTGCAAGATTTGCCACATTGCCTAAAGCTGTTTTTGCAAATCCAGCAAGTTGGTTGGCTCCGCTTTGAAGATCGCCGGTTACACCGCCGAGTGGGCCTAGGCCGCTGTTTAAAGCTCCTCCGAGCTGGGCTACTTTTGAGTCTAAACCGCTTTTAAGCGAAGCAAACTTTTCGCCCACTGCAGAAACATTAGCTGCATTAGTCACTGAGGACACAGCTTCAGATACTGATGCAATAAGTTTTGCTTGCGGATTGATTGGCAATGGCATAATAAATCTCCGTATACTCTATTTATTCTTGAAAAAATGTGCTATAATATAAGTAATAGGAGAACCCATATGATAACTACCGTACCTAAAATCAAGTATCTAACTAACAAAGATTTACTAAAAGAAATACATCTAAGCAAAAATACCTACTGTTATTTTGAAAAATCTGAATACGCAGACTATGATTTAATTGTATCTGATTTATCAAAAATCAACATACGCACCATAGCAGACGCCAAAAGAAATAAAGCATCTAAACTGTCAAAGTCTGCACAAGAGCAGGCACAGCTGACAAGTGGCAAAAAACTACCTGCTAAAGAATTTGAAGTTGACTACAAGAAGGTAGCAAAAACTGATGTTGTATTTAGAATAATGACGTTTGATCATATTCCCCTGGCTCCTGGACGTAAAAAGACCTTGAAGAATACTGCTGATAGCCACGACAAGGTAAACTTTCCTCCATTCCAACACTGGAAGTTTGATGATAGCAATAACTTGGTATGTGTAGGTAAAAGCCACTGGAAAGGCGATTTGATAAATGGTGCTTTTAACAAAGAACACGGAAAAATGACTAACAATCTAGCTCGTATGTTTTTAAAACTATGCGAGAGATATGCCACTCGAGGCAACGTTCGAGGTTATACCTACAACGACGAAATGCGTGGACAGGCTATTCTACAGCTAACACAGATTGGTTTACAGTTTGACGAATCAAAATCAGACAATCCCTTTGCCTACTATACTGCTGCGGTTACCAATTCATTTGTTAGAATCATCAACATTGAAAAACGCAATCAAAATATTCGAGACGATATTTTAGAAATCAACGGAATGAACCCTAGTTGGACTAGGCAAAATGCGTCAAGCGGTGGAGGAGGTGGAGGAGCCGTGAGTACTGGATCTGTGGATGGTAGTGATTGGGATTGACCTAGCTGTTGTAAATGTGTTACAATAACTAAGGAGATTCTATGTCATTATTCAAAAAAGTAGCCTGTTTCACCGATATTCATTTCGGACTAAAGTCTGGAAGTCGTACACACAATCAAGATTGCGAAGATTTTGTCACTTGGTTCTGTGATACTGCCAAGGCACAGGGTTGCGAAACTGCAATCTTTCTAGGTGATTGGCATCATAATCGTAGTACTACAGATGTCAGTACTATGAATTATACTGTCAGCAACTTAGAAAAGTTGAGTCAAAGTTTTGAAAAAGTCTATTTTATTCTAGGCAATCACGATCTGTTCTACAAAGATAAGCGTGAAATTAACTCTATTGAGTTTATGCGCCTGTTCCCAAATATTGTGCCTA